TCGCCCGCGAAATGCCAGGCTGATTAGGAAAACAGGAAAGGGGATTAGTGATTGAGGCCGTTACCGCGTCCGTCGAGAAAAACTTCCACGAGCAAATCACGGGTATAAGTGCGCTCGATGCCGCGATGCAGATAAAGCCGTCCGCGTAAATTAGCTGATGCAGTCCAGGTACCATCTTTGTGTTTGACCAGCATTCCTGGCATGACCGCACCGCGATTAACGGTCTGCGTTCCGTAATGTTGATGAACCATAAAAACTCCTGCCCGTAAGCTGGGCTGCTGAACAAATAAGGGGTTGCGCAGTATCTGGCGGTGGATGGCCGCCGGTTGTCATAACTAAGTCGCCTCGTTGAAGCAACTGAGGTATGAAGTGTTGAGTTGATTTCAGCTGGTCACACCGACGTTCACGCGTCCGTTTCACCCCTCGCACTCCCCGGAGCCTGCTGAAATTCAAGCTGCGGATCTAAGCGGTCATCGCAACGGTGAATCAGGTGGTTGCCGTATCGTTGTGTTGTTGCGACATGGTGATAATAGCTATTGCTATTGGTGATATCAATACTTATTGCTATTGTTAGATGTGTTTTGATATTAAATGTTTGATAGCAAAAAGAATTAATTTTGTGACTTGCATCGCACAGCGATAACTGAAGCGAGGTCGTGGTGGTTTTTTGAACGGTTTGTGTGATGAGGGGAGGCAAAAGAAAACCCGGCACGACGGCCGGGGAAATCATTTCGCATCTACAATAAATAACCTGTTTATCTGGCCTTTTTTAACAGTAGCCTTTGCGGTTATAGTGAATACTGCAGATGGATCACCTTTGGTTGATATATATGCACTAAGAGCTCTAATATACGGGTTATTCTTCTTTCCTGCAGCTGGATCGCTAATTTCAGCAGTGATTCTCTTTTTTGAGTCATCACCATCTAAAATTATTTTAGCTGTCATATTTTGTGCATCAAATTCTGTAAGAAAAGCACGATACTCACGAAGACCGAGAACTTCATCATCATCAAGCCTATCAATTTCAGCTTTATCTCTCTCGTTAACTTTTAGAAGGCAGCCGTCAACATTTGTTGCAACACTTATCTGATCGCAAGTATTACCAATAGGTGATACTGCCTGCCTTACAGAGGGGCGAAGCTCTACAGCCATTCGGTCAATCAAAGAGATCAACTTATCAATGGTTCCAGCATCCTTGTTTCCTAGTGCCTCTATGGCCTTTTCAAGTGACTGCTGCAAAGCTTTCATTTCATCTTTCTTGTTAGAATTTCTCGCAAAAATATATTGTAGTATTGCGCCAAGTATAGTTGCGGCGATCCCCGAGAACAACTGGTTCTGAGTGGCGAAGTTAAGAACTGCTTCAAGAGTAAAGCAGTTAGCTTTTGCTTCGCGTGCGTAAACCTTAACTTCCTGATAATTAATGTATTTACTATATTTTTGTGTAACAGAGAAAGAAGCTGCTGTTGAGAGAACTTTAGAAAAACCCTTTAGGGATTCTCCTAGGCAGTTCAAATCTATTTCATGATTTAAAGCATCTTTTCCGTCATACCTAAGAGAGATTTTTATATCCTGTAAAGCGTCACAATCCATAAATCGCTCTCGTCTAATTCTAATTAAATTTACTATCCCCTAAACGACTCATCAGCACAGTACTGATTATCCATGTTTCCTGTACGTCTGGGGCATGCTCCCAATAACCTTACCGAAGATGAACACCCGGTTCATCTCGTCTTTCTCGATCGGGTCCCACGGTGAGTAGCTCTTGTTATCAGAGATAACCAGCAGCTTATCCTTCATCATTTGCAGGCGCTTTACATGGGCTGTGTCGTCGTACAGAAACGCATAGATACCATCACCGTCGAAAGATTTAACAGTGATATCAACGAACAAAAGATCACCTGGTTCGATCGTTCCTGACATGCTGTCACCGCGTACGTTAATGATGCGGATATTTTCTGCCTTCCTGCCATCGAACATGTGACGAGCATCGTCAAACGAGTACTCAACCGAGCGTAGAACTTCTACAAACTCACGGTTGATTACACCTGGCCCGGCACTGACTTCTATATCAAGAACGTCAATTTTGAAGTATTTGGAATGGTTGACAGCAGGCTTCCCTGATTGTTGACCGTCATTTCTCATTGGGCCTATGCCTGATGAGAGCCACTCTGTTCGAACACCCAATGCATTAGCTATTTCAACAATTTTTGTTGAGCCGCGCGCGTTGCCGCTTGTCAGTCTCCAGATTGTGGGTTGAGCTACGCCAGACGCCTTTGCAAGAGCGCCTTGAGACATTCCAGATTGTTCCATCGCTAGGTTTAAGCGATCAGCAAGAGTTTCTTTTTTCATAAGTTTTAATTTATACGCTTGCGTATTGATGGTCAAAACACGTTTTGCTATTGATTGGGTTAATACGCATTGCTATTATCTATTCATTGCAAAACCAATAGGAATTGATAATGACAAATCAAACCATTCAACTCGCAATCAGTATTACAGGTAGTCAAAAACGACTGGCAGATCTATGCGGTGTAGCCCAACCCACTGTTTGGCGTTGGCTACACGGTGGCGGAATTGATGCCCGCTATGTAATGAAAATTGTCTCAGCCACGGGTGGAAAGATTAAACCAGCAGATATTCGTCCCGACCTCGCACCATTGTTTAACGCGAGTAATTCTGCCGCCTAAACTGCGGCGTTAACTGATAAGGCAATGACTATGCAATCACTTACATACCAACAGACTAGCGGATTTAGCCCGACTGCGGTGATAAATCGTTCTCAAACAAAACAGGCGCCAGGCCACGAAAAAATCCGTGATGCCGTTCGCGCCTGGTCGGCTGCAGATAATCAGGATGTTGTTGCCGCACTCATTGTGAATGAGTATCGGGAGCAGGGCGGCGGCACCATCGATTTCCCTGATGATGTCAGCCGTGCACGCCAGAAGCTGTTCCGCTTCCTCGATAACAAATTCGATTCTGAAAAATACCGAAATAACGTGCGTGAACTGACCCCGGCAATTCTGGCGGTACTACCGCTGGAATATCGCGGCCACCTGGTTGAGCAGGATAGCTTCATGGCTCGGCTGGCTGAAATGGAAAAGGAACTCAGTGAGGCAAAACAGGCTGTCATTCTCAACGCACCACGCCACCAGAAACTGAAGGAGATGAGTGAAGGCATTGTGTCGATGTTTCGTGTGGACCCAGATCTGGCTGGTCCATTGATGGCGATGGTTACTACCATGCTGGGGGCGATATGACAGGTTCAGAAATGGCGAAAGCCGGTCTGCTGGAACAGAACCGACTTTCAGGTGCAAATCGTAACACACTCATTGCGGGAGGAATTATGGCAAACACTGCTGAGATATTCAATTTTCCAGTGCCGGATGCGGCACAAAAGGAGCCGCGCGTGGCAGATCTCGATGATGGTTATACGCGCATTGCAAATGAGTTGCTGGAAGCTGTGATGCTGGCCGGATTAACACAGCACCAGCTTCTGGTCTTCCTGGCTGTCATGCGCAAAACATATGGCTTTAATAAAAAACTGGATTGGGTGAGCAACGAGCAACTGTCCGAATTGACCGGTATATTGCCGCACAAGTGTTCTGCTGCAAAAAGTGTTCTGGTAAAGCGTGGGATTCTTATTCAGAGCGGGCGGAATATCGGTATTAATAATGTGGTCAGTGAATGGTCAACATTACCCGAATCAGGTAAGAAAAATAAAGTTTACCTGAAAGAGGTAAATTTACCTGAATCAGGTAAGAAAAGTTTACCCAAATCAGGTAAAGGCGTTTACCCGAATCAGGTAAACACAAAAGACAAACTAACAAAAGACAATATAAAACCTTTTTCGTCCGAGAATTCTGGCGAATCCTCTGACCAACCAGAAAACGATCTTCCTGTGGTGAAACCAGATGCTGCAATTCAGAGCGGCAGCAAGTGGGGGACAGCAGAAGACCTGACCGCCGCAGAGTGGATGTTTGACATGGTGAAGACCATCGCGCCATCAGCCAGAAAACCGAATTTTGCAGGGTGGGCTAACGATATCCGCCTGATGCGTGAACGTGACGGACGTAACCACCGCGACATGTGTGTACTGTTCCGATGGGCATGCCAGGACAACTTCTGGTCCGGTAACGTGCTGAGTCCGGCCAAACTCCGCGACAAGTGGACCCAGCTCGAAATCAACCGAAACAAGCAACAGGCTGGCGTGACAGCCGGCAAACCAAAACTCGACCTGACGAACACTGACTGGATTTACGGGGTGGAGCTATGAAAAACATCGCCGCACAGATGGTTAACTTTGACCGTGAGCAGATGCGTCGGATCGCCAACAACATGCCGGAACAGTACGACGAAAAGCCGCAGGTACAGCAGGTAGCGCAGATCATCAATGGTGTGTTCAGCCAGTTACTGGCAACTTTCCCGGCGAGCCTGGCTAACCGTGACCAGAATGAACTGAACGAAATCCGCCGCCAGTGGGTTCTGGCTTTCCGGGAAAATGGGATCACCACGATGGAACAGGTTAACGCTGGAATGCGCGTAGCCCGTCGGCAGAATCGACCATTCCTGCCATCACCCGGGCAGTTTGTTGCCTGGTGCCGGGAAGAAGCATCCGTTACCGCCGGGCTGCCAAACGCCAGCGAGCTGGTTGATATGGTTTACGAGTATTGCCGGAAGCGTGGCCTGTATCCGGACGCAGAGTCTTATCCATGGAAATCAAACGCGCACTACTGGTTGGTTACCAACCTGTACCAGAACATGCGGGCCAATGCGCTGACTGACGCGGAATTACGGCGTAAAGCTGCCGATGAGCTGACCTGTATGACCGCGCGAATTAACCGTGGTGAGGCGATACCTGAACCAGTAAAACAACTTCCTGTCATGGGCGGTAGACCTTTAAATCGTGCACAGGCTTTGGCGAAGATCGCAGAAATCAAAGCTAAGTTCGGACTGAAAGGAGCAAGTGTATGACGGGCAAAGAGGCAATTATTTATTACCTGGGGACGCATAAGAGCTTCTGTGCGCAGGACGTTGCCGCGGTAACAGGCGCAACAGTAACCAGTATAAATCAGGCTGCGGTTAAAATGGCACGGGCAGGAATCTTAGTCATTGATGGTAAGGTCTGGCGAACGGTGTATTACCGCTTCGCTACCAGGGAAGAACGGGAAGGAAAGGTGAGCACGAATCTGATTTTCAAGGAGTGTCGCCAGAGTGCCGCGATGAAACGAGTGTTGGCAGTGTATGGAGATATGAACTTAAACTTGCTGTGACGGTTTTCATCGGTAACACACCATGTAATCTAGCAGTCAGCTTAGAAATAGGAGCGGCAGTTAAAGATTTTTCAGTTAGTAGAAAATTACTGTTATTGCAGGGATCTAATCACCGGAGAGTCGTTCCATTTGTCTTATGATTACCTGAAGTCCGTTAGTTCGTTGGTAATCACCGTTTTTGTTAGAGAAGTAAGCATCGCTGACAAAATATTCTCAACGATGCCTGCTTTATTGCTACTACAAATTAATTAAATTGCATCTGCAAACTCTGGGGTTTTTCGCTCAGGTATAATTGATGAGTTGCTGTTGTCACTTTTTTTATTTTCATGATTACGAATAGCCAATGACTCATTAAAGTCTTTTGCGACTGCTGTCTCAATAAATTCAATTTCTGAATCAGAGTGTTTTTTAAGAGCTTCTTTGATCTCATCCAGAGTAACATAGAAAAACTCTTTTCTACGATTTACAAGATTGACTCTCTTTTTATCGAAGACATCATGTAGTTTTTTTTCTAATGATGGAGCGTCCTCCGAATAAATCATGGCATGCACATCAAAAATAAAAGGAACAGATGCATCACCGAGCTCATTTACACGGTCTTGCGGATCAATACGTCGTGTCATGCCTATTTTATAAACATTCTCCCCAAAAGAACCTATGTTCGAAATAATATAAACATGACCTTGTTTGGTTTGTTGTGCCATGGATAATGCTCTTTGATGCTTTGATTCAGCCTGCGACAAACTCTGTTCTAGTTCGGCAATGCGATTTTCGAGGCGCTGCTTCATGTCACCAGTAACTTTTTCCATTTCCTTTCTTGCAGCTTCAATTGCTTTTTTATAACGGCGCTCTTCTGCCTCTGCGTCTTGCATGGCCTTTTCTATTTCTCGTTGTGCACGCTCCTCCTCTCTCATTTGTGCCCTTATTTCTGCCTGTTCTTCTTTTTCTTTCTGTTTTTGCTCACGATATTCATGGGTAAGCCACAATTCCTCAAGTTTTTTATTGAGGTATTTAGTGTTTATATATATGTGATTTTGCTCGTTTAGTTTATTTATGGCCTCAAATGCCTTTGTGATGCGTTCTTCCATTTTAGTGATATTTTTCCACGTGCAATTGCTAATTGCAGCATCACATTCATTATTAAATGCTCTAGTAGTTAACCTGATATTTCTGTCTGTCATTTTTTTACCCTCTGCTCGAGAGCCTTCAACAGTCCATTGGGTTGTACAATATACTGCGCCAGAGTGGGTTTTATCCCGCAGCATTAATTTCTGTTCATCCCTGATGGATTTTATTTTGTTTTTAAATTGCTCTGAATCTTCAAAATTAAAATGAGGTTCGTAAAATCCTAGTTCGGCTAGCTCAACATCTTCTGAATAAATAGAAATTTGCCTTACTAGCTTATCATATATTTCTTTCTTCTCTTTATAAGTTCTTCTTAGCTCTTGGATTTGTTTATTGATACCATCCATTTTTTCAATGGTGTTTGTTAGTTCATTATTGGCATTTTCTTTTACTTTTTGGGATTCTTCTTTTATTATGGAGCATTCTTGCTCTGTTTTCTCAATAAGCTTCTTACATTCTTCTTCTACATTAAAATAATCTGCAAAGCGAGATTTGTATTCTTCATTTTTTTTGATTGCTATCACTTAATTCTAATTGTATTTTTTTGATGCGTTTGATTGCAGCTATATAAAGAACAAGAACAACCAATAAAAATATGATTGCAAGTAATAGTGGAGTTTGAGTCATTCGTGCTATTCCTTACGGACAATTTAAGACGTTTTTATTAAATCCTGTTCAATGTGTATGCGGGTGATTGCCACCGCTTACAATCTTCATAATTATCAGTTAGATAGACTCTCTAGTAAATAATTTCATTTTTTGCAATATTCTTGTTGAATATTTCAATTTATGAAATGAACTCTTTATCCTTTCAAGGCGAAAGGTTTCTTCTTCGGAAATATTTGCTCTCGTGTGACGTATAAAGACCTTTGATTTTCAAAAATCAGTAGGGAATAATATAGTTACTGTCGGCCTGAACACCCGGTGGTGGGGTTGCGCTAAACGGGGACGTTTATGCGCACATACAATCCAAACTCTCTTCTCCCTTCACAGATGCAGAGATGCACCTGCGATTTTTTGCATCCAGCGTTTGACCTCTGCGGAGGTGAAGCGTGAACCTCCCACAAGACGGCATCAAATTACATCGCGGCAACTTCACCGCTATCGGTCAGCAGATCCAGCCTTATCTGGAGGACGGCAAATGCTTTCGCATGGTGCTTAAACCGTGGCGTGAGAAACGCAGTCTTTCCCAGAATGCACTCAGCCACATGTGGTACAGCGAAATCAGTGAATACCTCATCAGCAGGGGGAAATCGTTCGCTACTTCAGCATGGGTAAAAGATGCTCTCAAACACACATACCTCGGTTATGAAACCAAGGACCTGGTTGATGTCGTAACCGGTGATATCACCACTATCCAGTCGTTACGCCATACCTCCGATCTTGATACCGGAGAGATGTATGTCTTCCTGTGTAAGGTTGAAGCCTGGGCGATGAATATTGGCTGCCACCTGACTATTCCACAGAGCTGCGAGTTTCAGCTGCTGCGCGACAAGCAGGAGGCGTAATGGCTACACCGCTTATTCGTGTCATGAACGGACACATCTACAGAGTACCAAATCGTCGTAAGCGTAAACCTGAGCTGAAGCCATCCGAAATACCAACACTGCTCGGATATACCGCCAGCTTGGTTGATAAAAAATGGTTGCGACTGGCAGCAAGGAGGAGTCATGGCTGATTTGAGAAAAGCAGCGAGTGGTCGGGAATGCCAGGTAAGAATCCCTGGCGTATGTAATGGCAACCCTGAAACGTCTGTACTGGCACATATCCGGCTGACTGGATTGTGCGGCACCGGTACGAAACCGCCAGACCTGATTGCCACCATTGCATGTTCTGCCTGCCACGACGAAATCGACCGCCGCACGCATTTTGTTGACGCTGGATATGCAAAAGAATGCGCGCTGGAAGGTATGGCGAGAACGCAGGTTATCTGGCTGAAAGAGGGGGTAATTAAGGCGTGAATACTTACCACATCACACTACCCTGGCCGCCGAGCAATAACCGCTACTACCGCCATAATCGAGGGCGCACGCACATCAGCGCAGAAGGGCAGGCATACCGCGATAACGTCGCCCGAATCATTAAAGGCTCAATGCTGGATATCGGTCTGGCTATGCCTGTGAAAATCCGCATTGAGTGCCACATGCCGGATCGCCGTCGCCGTGACCTGGATAATCTGCAAAAAGCCGCTTTTGACGCACTCACTAAAGCAGGTTTCTGGCTGGATGATGAGCTGGTCGTTGATTACCGCGTTGTGAAGATGCCTGTTACCAAAGGTGGGAAGCTGGAACTGACCATCACTGAACTGGGAGATGAATGATGTTTGAGTCTTATATGGCAGAACGTCTTCGCCGCCGCTGGGTGCGCCTGCGCTTATATCGTTTCCCCGGTTCTGTTTTGACCGATTACCGAATACTGAAGAGTTACGCCAAAACCCTGACAGGAGCAGGAGTATGAAGTCAGAGATAACAATCAACTAATACTGTTTTGTTGATTTTTGCTTGTAATTGGCGTTTTGGTCTGATTTTTGTGGAGTAAGTTGATGCGTGATATTCAGATGGTTCTTGAGCGTTGGGGAGCGTGGGCGGCGAGTGATAGTTCAGGAGTAGATTATTCTCCTATAGCTGCTGGGTTTAAAGGGCTTCTTCCCTATACAAGCAAAACACGTCAGGCTTGTTCAGATAGTGATGCATTAATTATTGAAGGTTGTCTTGCACGTCTAAAGCAAAAAAGACCTGATGAGCATTCGCTTCTTGTGGCACATTATTTATACAGAATATCCAAGCGTAAGATTGCAAAGGCGCGTGGAAAGGATGAGAAACTAATACGCATTGAGATACAGATGGCTGAGGGGTTTATTGATGGATGCCTTTCAATTCTGGATATTAAACTTGAAATGGATTAGTGAAACCCCGGCTTAAGCCGGGGATGTTTCAGATTGAAGTGTTTTTTTCTTGGGCTCGTTCTTAGATGATTTTGTTTTCTTTTGACGATTGAGTTTTTTCTCTTTGCGTCTGTCAATATAATCGTCCCACCAATCAGGTTTTACTGTTGGGACGATTCTGCAAATATCAGCAATTGCAACAACAATGTTGCTCGATTGCACTCCATCGACGTGCTCTGCCAGTGAGGGAGGAACTTGTTGGTTCATTGGATCGAGGATAAAATCCACACCCTTTATACGGGCATGTTTAGCGGCAGGAACGAAATCAGCATCGCCAGCAATCAGGACGATCACATCAACTAGTTTCTCATGAGCAAGGATAGTTATATCCATACCAAGCTTAATATCGACGGCTTTTTGTTTATATTCGTAGTAGAAATCGTCGTTAGTTAACTCAGACCATTGAATTTCATTACGTAATAGTTTCTTAAGAGTATGTTCTTTTATTTGCCAGTTACCGACGTTTGAAAGAATACCCATACGAAGTGCCGTTTTACGATTCTTCCTTAGCTCCTCATGAAGCTTGTTTCGTAAAACATTCGGAGCATGTGTCTTGAAGTTTTTAGTTGATGGGGTTTTGTTGTCTCCATCAGGCAAAGGATACTTAATCTGTTTATCAAGCGGCGGGCAGTCGTAATAGTAAATACGGTAAAGCTCAAGTGGTTCACGGTCAGCGTGAGCACCATGTGGAACCTCTACATGAAATTTAACAATTCGCCAGATTATTTTAACAAGTTGTTGGCTGTCTAACTCATGCCCAGGGAAATGTTTTCGTAGAAAGTAATCAATCCGACGGATGAAGTAGCCGCCGTCAATCAAGACTGCTGTTTTCTTCATTGAAAAACTCACAAAAAAAGCTCAGAACCGTTGAGTAGACCCTAAATATTATCTACGAACAGTGCTGAGCTGGTGACGCAATAATTAACTATTGACATTTGCGTTGTCAACAAATTTTGCACTGTTTAAATGTAAATTTTTTCTGCTGTCAACATATAGTGTCATCTTTGGTATGTTGACACTATATAAACGCTTACGCGGTCCGCAAAAATAATTGTATCATGTTAAGAGTGGTTACTTCGACTCCTTCCTTAAAACCGCAGTTGAGCGGTTTTTTTGTACCTGTAAACCTGGTGCAGTACAGTAAACACGCTGGTGGTCGTGAATACTGGCTTTTTATCTTGCTGGCTTTTTAGACAAGAGTTATTGGTATGTCATGTTAACCAGAAGGAAAAAAGACATGCTAAAACAGCAAGATATGACAGAAACGGCGAAAGTTGTTTTTAATGAATTAAGCATCGAACCGGCAACAGTCGGGGAGATTGCACAAAACACATATCTTTCACGCGAACGCTGTCAGTTAATACTGACCCAGTTGGTTATGGCGGGGCTGGCAGATTACCAGTTCGGCTGTTACAGACGCCTTCAGCAATGAAGGACTTTTAATTTGTGAAAATGGGCGGCTGGTGGGTGTTGGTAGCACCTGCCAGCCATTCGCTCATGCTTACTGGTCACAAGCGAACCACGGCCCACTGCTTTAGCGCAAAAGCAGAGTGAGCCTACCAGAGTTACGCTTACTGATCCATGAAAAATACTGTAAAAATAAACAGTGTTGATTTAATCAACGCTGATTGCCTGCATTTTATTCAGTCCCTGCCTGATGATTCCATTGACCTGATTGTTACCGATCCGCCTTACTTCAAGGTGAAACCTAACGGTTGGGACAATCAGTGGAAAGGGGACGAAGATTACCTTAAGTGGCTGGACCACTGCCTGGCCCAGTTCTGGCGGGTGTTAAAACCTGCCGGAAGCCTTTACCTGTTCTGTGGGCATCGCCTGGCATCTGATATTGAGATCATGATGCGTGAACGTTTCAACGTGCTTAACCATATCATCTGGGCGAAGCGTCCGGACGTTGGAATGGGTGTAATAAAGAAAGTCTGCGCGCATATTTTCCTGCCACAGAGCGCGTTCTGTTTGCTGAACATTACCAGGGGCCATATCGCGGCAAAAGTGACGGCTATGCGGCAAAAGAAAGGGAACTCAAACAGCACATAATGGCACCGCTGATATCGTATTTCAGGGATGCTCGTGCCGAAATGGGTATAACGGCAAAACAAATTGCCGAAGCCACAGGTAAGAAAAATATGGTTTCCCACTGGTTTGGTGCCAGTCAGTGGCAGTTGCCGAATGAGGCTGACTATCGGAAGTTACAGGCACTGTTTTCCCGTATAGCGGCAGAGAAGTTTCAGGAACAACAACTGGAACAACCACACCACCAGCTGGTGGCATCTTATGATTCACTGAATCGCAAATATTCTGAATTGCTGGATGAGTTTAAATCTCTCCGGCGCTATTTCTCCGTATCAGTCTCCGTGCCTTATACCGATGTCTGGACGCATAAGCCCGTTCAGTTCTACCCGGGTAAACATCCGTGCGAGAAACCGGCGGATATGCTCCGGCAAATAATCAATGCCAGTAGTCGACCTGGTGATCTGGTTGCTGATTTCTTTATGGGATCCGGTTCCACAATAAAAGCAGCAATGGCGCTGGGGCGTCGGGCGTTAGGTGTTGAACTTGAGTCAGAGCGGTTTAATCAGACGGTGAAAGAGGTAAGTGAACTGGTGGGGAAATAATTCTGGTGGCCACGTTGCGTGGCCTTTTTATTTCCAACACAGCACCCGCAAATATCGCGAGGTGAGAGATGACGAAATGCCTCATAACCCAAATACCTGGCTGGACTTGGTCCAGAGCTGGTGGCGTGGAGACACACCGCTGGGTGCAGTGATTATGTCGATCGTTATGGCTGGTTTGCGCATCGCCTATTTTGGCGGTGGTGGTGGCTGGAAGCGAAAAACGCTCGAGATTTTGCTATGTGGCGCTCTGACGCTGACCTTTGCATCCGCTCTTGAGTATGTCGGATGGCCTAAATCACTTTCTGTTGCCATTGGTGGTGGGGTGGGGCTGATCGGTGTCGATGCTATTCGTGGGGCTGCAATGCGAGTAATCGGTAACAAATTTGGTGGCTCTAAGGAGTAATTTATGCAGGTACTAAATTCCCAGCGTAAAGCTTTCCTTGATATGGTGGCTTGGTCAGAAGGAACGGATAACGGACGACAACCGACACGTAACCACGGTTATGACGTTATTGTCGGTGGTGAACTCTTCACTGATTACTCCGATCACCCTCGCAAACTTGTCACGCTAAACCCCAAACTCAAATCAACAGCCGCCGGACGTTACCAGCTTCTTTCACGTTGGTGGGATGCTTACCGTAAACAGCTTGGTTTGAAAGACTTCTCCCCCAAAAGCCAGGACGCTGTGGCATTGCAGCAGATTAAAGAACGTGGCGCTTTACCGATGATTGATCGTGGTGATATTCGTCAGGCTATCGACCGTTGCAGCAATATCTGGGCTTCGTTGCCGGGCGCTGGTTACGGTCAGTTCGAGCATAAGGCTGACAGCCTGATTGCAAAATTCAAAGAAGCAGGCGGAACGGTCAGAGAGATTGAGGTATGAGCAGAGTAACCGCGATTATTTCCGCTCTGGTTATCTGCATCATCGTTTGCTTGTCATGGGCTGTTAATCATTACCGCGATAACGCCATTACCTACAAAGCCCAGCGCGACAAAAATGCCAGAGAACTGAAGCTGGCGAACTCGA